TCACGTTCCGTTCTTGTTCCTGAAAGCGGCCGGCTCGATCTCGCTCCAGCGTGCTTCCATGAGCTTCATCGCGTCCTTCGCGAGGCTCCTCAAAGCCACCTCTCGGCCGTAGTGCTGCACCATCTGCGCGGACATGTTGCAGATGGCCCCCACCTGGTTCTCGGTGCAGCCAACCTCCAGCAGATTGATCACCGCGTTCTTGCGCAGACCGTGGAAGACGATGCGGTTTTCCCGGAACGGCTTGAACGCGTCTTTCGCCATGAGCTTCTGCCATTCGGTCCGAAAACCGTCGGGGCTCTTGTATGACGTGGCGCGAGCGCCGGCGTGCAGCATTACGCTATCGGACGTCGGCACGCGATCGATCCATTTCCGATAGGCGAAGTGGATCGGAATCCAAACGGTGTTTCCCGTCTTCTGCGCACGGACGGCGATCGTGTTCTCTCCGGCCTTCGGCTTCGTCATAGCCAGCACGTCGCCCTGGCGCTGCCCGGTGAAGAATGCCGACATGGCGATCATCTGCATATGAAACGGTGCGTGCTCCAGAAGGATTTCAAAAGCCCAGTTCGGCCACGGCACCCACGGTTCTCCGCCCGGTATCTTTTCCGTCATCTCCGCGACGTTCGTCTTGCAGTAGCCGCGTGAGGCGCCCCACGCCATCAGGCGGGACAGGAATGCTCGGAACTGGTTTGCCTTTGCCGGCGTCTCGCCGAAGGCATCTATGGCGTCCTGAGCGTCGACCGTCGTCAAGTCGACGGGAAGGTCGTCTCCCCATGTCTCTTTGATGATGTCGCCGGAGGTTCGATAGCCGCGCTGGGTCGAAGCCGCCAACTTGGTCCAAAAGGGGTTGGTATCGCTCTGGAAAGCCTCGACGAGCGCTTTGAAATCCTTGATGCCCTGCCGGCCACGGCGGATGAATGCTTCGTGTGCCTTCGTGGCCTCGGGCCAAAACTCTTTGCTCTTCAGGTCAGGTAGCCGCTTACCGTCCAACAGGAAGCCCTTCTCATCGCGGGCCATGGCTTCACAGATCGACAGGCGTTCGGAGAACTCCTTCTCAAGCGGTTCCGGAAGGGCGATCGACGGCCACGCCTCCTTGGTGTTCCGGAACCTTGTGTAGAAGGTGTAGACGGTTTGCGAACCATTGGCGCGTCGCTTGATGACGCGGTGCACGTGCTTAGGCAGTTCCGCCGTTCCGCTTTTCCCTGATCTTTTCACGGAACTTCGCTCCCAATCCTGAGGACGTCGTCGATGTGCCGAGGTTCATCGCCCGGTCCAGATCCTCACGATACCAGAACTTCCGTCGCGTGCTGTCAACGATGCGCGGGTTTGGATAGGTCGTTCCGACGCGCTCGAGGAAATCCTCGACATGCTTTTCCCCGCAATACCCGGCAGCCATGTCAGCCGACATGCGAGGCGGCCAGCTGCCGGGGGGAACGAGGGATTGGCGACGTTCTCTCATCTTTCGCCTCTCTTCGCCGCTTCCCGCTCATTTGCGATCGCCGTCCCGATCGCCAACAGGACTTCGATATGGGTCATCGGCCGAGGCGGACCGGCTATAGCCTTTGCTGCCGTGCGGATCTCCTCGGGAAGAGCGTAGTATTCGCGCGTGGCGGGGGTGGCGTTGGTGAGGTCTGGTATAACTGTCATGGCGCAAAATACGATTTAGGTTGGATATCGGCAGCGAGGTACAGCGGATGACCTGGCTGGCCGTCTGCTGTGACTTTCAGCGCGACGAGGTCGAAGAATTCGAGCCGTTCGGCGACCTGGCGACCGCGGTCATGAAGAGCTCCGTGTGTCCCCCACGCGCAAACGATCTTACGGGCGCTCTTTGCAATCGCAAGAATGTGCTGATCGTTGTCGGGCCCGATCGGATCGGGATGGTCGTACAGGGCCTTCGGGGCGGTGGAGCGAAGGGCAAAGAGGTTGCCAACGATCAAGCCGCCGAAGCCCCAATATCTCGCGAAGCCGATGCACCGGCGGATCGTCGGATCATCTTGGCTGGCATCAGCCGTGGATGGGTTCAGCATGAGGAAGGCGACGTTTGGCTTTTCGCCGTCCCATTGCCGCTCAAGGCGGTAACGGTAGGCTCCGCATTCGGAAATGATGGCCGACGACTTCGTCTCGATTGCGAACATGTCGAGCGTGTCGGTGCTCATACCTCGTCCCTCGACCGGAGCGCGCCGGCGTCGGCCAACGTCTGATTGATGATAGCAGTTGCGAAGGGCGCCGCATCCTCGCCCATATCGGTCCAGAGGCCGTGTATGGTGAGGGCGAGCACGTGCGGGTTGATGCGGGCCGCGCGCCAGAACCGCTCTTCGCTCATGCCGTGCTGGCGGCGGTGCTAGTCCGGATGAAGAGGCAGAACCCAGCGGTCGGAAACCTTGCTGCCCTTTCCGCGGCCGTAGTGGCCGTACCGTGGAGCTGCAAACGATAGGTGCGCAGCCTCGACCCCGTAGCGGCCGGAGACGCAGCAGGGGAGCTCATGGACGAACGCGAGGTAATCCTTGCTCTTCGCCGGCTTGCGCTTGGGCGTCGGATCCGGGCGGATGGAATTGGCGATGCGATAGGCCACTATGCACTCTCCGAGTTGCGCGGAACCTTACTGAACGCGGGCGGTTGAAGCCGCGACACGAAAGGACTCCGACCATGAGTGATCCCAAAGACGGCAAACCTACCGAACAGCAGACGCCATCCCGACGGACGACTGTGCCACCGGATATGGATTTCGAACCGGTTCCGTTGCCGGACCGACAGGGCGGATCCGGTACCGAAGAAGTCGATGATCCCCGCACGAAGCGGCAAGTCCAAAGGGCGGGGAAGCCGACGCAAGGTGCCGGCAAGAATAGCCCCGGGGATCAAACCTAAGGTCTGGAAAAGGCGCAGCGACGCAATCATGCGGCCAGCTCCTTCGCGCTATCGACGAAGTGCTCGCGGTATGTCCTGTCCAAGACGGCTTGGAACTGCGCGACAACATCGTCGGCGCGGTCAGCATCGACAAAGGTTGCGGCGAAGCTCGCATGCATCTGCATCATGTAGGCGGCGATGCCGATGAGCATGTGATCGACGTTCGCGCCCGGCCGCTGGATTTCCGAGTTCACGAACTTCACCAAACTCTCATGAACGGTGGAGACGGACATCCGAGCGATAAGGCTCGTGATCGGATCGTCGCAGGTCAGTGCGTCAAGTTCGGACATGCTCCCAGGCAAAAGTCGCGCGTTATCGGTCATGCTGCGCGCTCCTCGGCTAGGAAGGCCAGCGGATCGAAGCCGACGGTGTCGGCGATCAGCGCCATGGCCTGGTTCATGAATTCGCAGAACTCGGCATGGTCCATCTTGTCGAGAGCGATGCTGTCCGGAACGAGAGTGGTTTCGCCGGTGCGCATGTTCACGACCTGCTCGCGGTAGCCGAGGGTCATCTTGATGTCGCGATGGAGGTTTTCGGCGCTCGACCACTTCTGAGTGACCTTGACCACCAGGCCAAGAGCCTTCCAGTAGGTGCGGAGCTGCCTATCCGACCGCTTGGTGACAGGCACGATCTCGAAGATTGAACCTTCCGGTATCGACGCCAATTTCTCGGCGTCGTCCTGAGTGTGGGCGCGGAGGCCGCGCGGCGTCATGATAGCCTGGATCAGCGGGGGCTTTTCCTTCTTCCGCATGATCAGCCCGCCATCAACAGTTCGGCGGCGGCGTCCGCGTCCGCCTGCTCATAGAGCCGGCTCAGCTCGGCGACCTTCGCGCGGACCTCGTTCAGGAAGGCGACAACCTCCCGCTCAAGCACGGCGATCATGGCGTCATCACGGTGCACGCGCTGGCAGAAGAAGCGCATGGATTCGGGCATGCGAGGATCAAACGACACGAAGTCGCACCACTTGCGAGCGGTGCATGCCATCTGCCACTGCATCTGCGTGACATATTTGGCGGGCACCGCGCGGCCGATCAGGGTTTCGATGTGAGTTGCCGTGTTTGGGCATTTGATCTCGACAAGGCCGTCGGGGCCGACCTGGCCATCAGGTGAGGCGCCGGCATCGCCAATCGTCGGATGCGGCACAAAGGCAACCTGCTCGACTTCCTCGGCACGATAGAATTCGTAGGCGGCGCGCGCCTCCGGCTCCATGTCCGTGCCCCACTGCATGGCGGCGTTGGTGAAGCCCTCGGTCGGCAGCCCGGTAAGCCGCTCGGTGACGAGCTGCGCTGCATAATTGGCGCGGGAGGTTGAATAGCCGGTCTTCGTCTTCGCGATCACGTCTGCCACGCGCGAGGCCGTGACCTTGCCAAGCCGGAGTGCATGCCAGTCGTCGGAGCCCTGAACGATATTATCCATTGTTCTTCTCCTCGTTGGCCTTCTCCTTCAGCGCCTTGATACGGACGCGGAGCGACTGAACGACCTCGTTGAATTTCGACATTGGTACGTCCGTGACCGCATCGATCTGCCAGCGCTTGCAGAAGACGTCGTTGCTTAAGGCGGCTTTCTCGATCAGCTCGCGGATGACGGATGCCTGAGCCTCTGTGATCGTCTGAACGTCTTCGGGCTCGGCCGTCTGAGCGTTTCCGTCACGGTCGTCGCCGGTGCTGATATTGAAGAGCATGCAGAGCAGGTAGCGCCGGCCATAGGTGGCGGTGCTCCCGAAGGCTTGCGTTCCGGTCTTGTTGACCTTGCCTTGCGAGCCGGCGCCATCNCGGCGCCATCGACAGGGATTTCCCCGACTCCGTTCCGGACATGTCCCTGGGCATGCGAGATTTCCCAGAGGATCCGCAATTCGCCCTTCTGATTATAGCCGTCGGGCTGGAAGGAGACGGCAAAACCGTGCCGGTGGATAATCGGCATGGCCTGCTGTTCGATCGCGGCCAGGTCGGCATAGGTCGAGTTGGTATGCGAGTTGCGTCGGGTCTTGGTGACTACCGGCAGCTCGGACTGGCATGCGGACATCGCAGCGAAATAAGCCTTGCGCGCCTGGAAAGCCTGATCCTCGCGGGCGCGGTCCTCCATTCGCTCTTTCATGTCGAGCATCTTCTCGAGGCGGTCGATCGGGATGGACGGGTCCATGACGATGCGCTCGATCATGGCAACCATGGGCGCATTGTTGACAGGAACGAGCTTCGTATCCGCCTGCACTTCGATTTCATGCTTCGCTACAGCGTTCACTGGCGTGCTCCTCAGTAGGTGAAAGTGACGTTGGGGATCAGGCCGCTCACCATGTGGGCGACGATCTTCTTGGCCTGGTCGGTGCTGATGTCGGCGCATGCGACGAGGGAGCTGACGACGGTGTTGTTGACCGTGCGGCGGTGCTCGATGTCGGCTTCGCGACGCTGCTGCTCTGCAATCTCCGCAGCCTGTTCGTTGGCGATGCGCTGGCGCTCTGCTGCGGCTGCGCGTTCTGCCCGCTCGTTGGCTTCCCGTGCCTCTCGTTCTGCCGCCTCGATGCGGGCTTGTGCTTCGAGCTCGGCCTGCTCGCGGGCTTCCTTCTCGATCCGGGCCGCTTCTTCCTTCCGGCGCTCCTCGGCCTGCCGCTCAGCCTCAATGCGGGCTTCCTCGGCTCGCTTCGCCTCTTCGGCGGCAAGCCGCGCCTCGCGCTCGGCGCGGAGCTGCTCAAGCTCGCGAGCATCAGCTTCCTGCTTTTCAGCAGTTTCGATCAGGCGATTGAGCGCGGCGACGGCGTCCGCCTTCGCAATCTCGGCGCGGTCGCGGAACTTGTCCCAAGCGTCATCGATGATGATCGCCGAGACTTCGGTCAGTATCGCCCGAAGCTCTTCCGAAGGCTTCACCGGCAGGGTGATGTAGGACAGCAACCGGTCGAGATTGGATTGATGCTTGGCGACGCGCGCTTCCTCGGCGGCCTCCCAGTCGGTGAGCGGCTTGCGTACCTGCTTCTGCAGCGCGTCGAGCCGCTCGGTAATGAGATTGCGCGTCGCATTCACCTTGGCCGTGTTCTTGCGCCACTCTTCGGTGAGAGACTTGCCCTGTGCGTCCAGCGTCGTCTTCGTCCGAGCGACCTTGTAGGCAAGCGAGGCGATGGCATCGCGGCCTGTCTTCGTCGAGACATCGGGAACGTGTTCTCCGACCTTCTTGACGATCTTCTCGTAGAGCGTTTCGAACGATGCCTGATCGGTGAAGGTGGCCACATCGGCCTTGACCGGAAGCGAGATGATCAAGTCGGTAGAGGTGGAAGTGGAGGTCACATCCATTTCAGACATTCCTTTCGTGGGCGACGAGTTCCTGAACCCGGTTGGCATTCCAGAAGCCGGCCGCAAGCACGCCGAGGACGGCAGCCAGGAAGATCAGGGACATGGCGANCGGTTGGCATTCCAGAAGCCGGCCGCAAGCACGCCGAGGACGGCAGCCAGGAAGATCAGGGACATGGCGAGTGAGTAGCTTGCGCGGTTGAACTGCTTGAGCGCTTCAAGATCGTCGTCGCGATCGACAGCGCAGCGGTTGCAGGTGCATCCGAACTCGGAGGCGGGGCAGTCCTTCATTGGGCTACCTCCATCTGCACTGCACGAGAGACGCGGGCGCGGTTCTCGTATTCGCGCTGATCGACGTAGAAACCCTCTCCGAAGCCGGATGCTCGGAGGATCGCCAGCACATCGTCGATCGCGTCGTTGTACGCTTCATCGTCTGCGCATTCGTCTGCGCCGCCGAGAGCCTCGACTTCCCGGTAAAGGTCGTGGAGCTTCACCCGACGAGCTTTCATGCCGCGTTCCTCTCGGTCGAGCCGCGTCCGGAGGCGAAGAAGTCGGGGAAGGTCGAATAGCGTTCGAAGCGCTCGACGGTCGTGCCGGGGAATGCGCCGGCTTCTTCGAGAGCCTCGTCTTCGCAACGAAACTGCAGAGCGTCGTCGACTTCGTAAGAGAAGAAATATTCGTTGGTCAGGACGCGGCCGACCTCGTCTTCAATCCTGTATCGGGTAACCATCGTGCCCATCGTTTCATCTCCCGGCGCGGTCGTGTGTTCACGTCGCCTCGCTGACGAAGGAGATATTCGCGACTAGCGCAAAATAAGTCAACAGGAAAATTTGCGATTATCGCTACTTCGCAAAATTGACTTGGCCCGCAGATTCTCCGCGTGGTAGATTTCGGCCCCAAGATCGGCCTGAGAGAGACTGGCGGCGCGCAACCGATCTTTAACCAAATCGCAACTATCGCTTATCTCTGAAGGTCGGGGAGCGTCCTATGGCTGAAACATCAATCGAATGGACTGATGCAACTTGGAATCCGGTAGCCGGCTGCTCGATAATGAGTGCGGGGTGCACCAACTGCTACGCGATGCGTATGGCGGCGCGCCTTGAAGCCATGGGGCTCAAGAAGTACCGGGGCCTGACACGCAAGAGCGGCGGTCGAGCGAAATGGACGGGCGACCTCTATCTCGACGAGAGCGCGCTTTCTGTGCCATCGACTTGGTCAAAGCCACGGAATGTATTCGTCAACTCGATGTCCGACCTATTTCACCCAGACGTACCGGTGGAGTTCATCCGAAAAGTGTGGCGAGCGATGGCCGAGACACGCCGCCACACATACCAGATCCTGACCAAACGGCCGGACTGGATGGCTAATATTCTGCGCGGCTTCGATGTTCTGCCGAATGTGTGGCTGGGGACCAGCGTAGAGGATGGTCGCGTGATAGACCGGCTTGACGACCTGCGCAGAGTCCCTGCAGCAATCCGTTTCGTATCGTTCGAGCCATTGATAGGTTCCGTTGCCGCTGGGCGATTGAACGGAATCCATTGGGCTATCGTTGGGGGCGAGTCCGGCCCAAACGCGCGGCCGATGGATCCGCTGTGGATCGACGAGATCTTCGCAATGTGTACTGACGTCGGCGCGGCATTCTTCTTCAAGCAGTGGGGGGTAAGAACAAGAAGGTGGCTGGGCGATCTTACCGCGGCCGTATTTGGGATGATGTTCCGGCGGCTACGCTTTGAGGATGCTATTTCCGATCTTAGTCGCCAATCCGATGGCTTTTCCAGCGGGGTTAGAAATAGCTAGGAACAGTGAAAACATGGGTGCCCCATTAGCATTCTTGAGCCGCTTGGGGGGAAGGACGGCAGGGAACAGGCTCTTGAGGCGCTTACCAACGAATTTCTCTATCGCCTCTACGTCAGCGATGCGCTGATAAACATCGTCATACTCGCCGAGAAGGTCTTCTTTCTTCGGCCTGTTGTACCAGGCTTCAATCCACTCGTCGGTTCCAAGCATCCTTGTGATCGCAACCCGCTTGCTGTCATCAAGCTTCTCCGGGTCGCGCGTCGCTTGGCGAAATAAGCCGGCCAAGGACACAAGGTACCAGACGTCGATCGCTTCCGTCTTGCGGATACGTTCGAGCGTTGTCCAGTTCACGGCCATGCCGTAAGGATCGAGGAACATCACCGCGCGCTTGCCAACCCACTTCATTGCTTGAATTTCCGCCTCGATAGCGGCATTGGCGTCGCCCCGGACGATATCAATGTGCCGGCCCGGATACTGCTCTTTCAAACGCTCCAGGGCAGAGCAGTAGCTTTTCCTCTTCTCCATGAAGACGATGCGGTCGAAGGCCGGTCTGATGTCTAACGCGATTCGAGCCGACCCTCGTCGACGCTCAATTTTTTCAGCTTGACCTGGCATTAGGTCGGCAGGAACAGCAGTCTGCTTGATGACGCGCTCGCCGGTACCCGCGAATGCGTCGATATACCAAAGCTCGGGAATTGAGGGCGGAGAGCAGTCGTGAACGCCTTCAAATATGCTTCCACAAGAGACAGTTTCAGGTCGGTGGAGACATTGCCAAATTCATGATCGCTCAAATCAGACCTCACATATTGCGCCGCCGGCAATCTTTCCCCTACCTGTTGTGGCAAGCGAAATATTTCCGAAAATCGACTCGACTCACGGCTGCATTCCTGCTGTTTTGATGAGAACGAAGACGGAACATCGCAGGAGACAGGAATGAGCCGTAACGCTCCCGTAGATCACCCCGACGCCTTGCGGCTCGTCGTTGAACTTGAGAGCGTGTACGTAGCTTGCGATGATTGCGGGCATTCCCGCATTCTCCGCCTCGATAACCTAATGAAAGCCGCGGAACTCGGTGTTCACAACTACATGCAGTTATGCCGAAAGATCCGCTGCAGCGAGTGCCCAAAGATGCCGCCGGCATTCCGCAATTTGACCGTCCGGCCAACATGGCGCTGCGACGAAGCGCTTCAAAGCATCGCATGAAACACAACTTTGTGGACGCTGAAAACTTTGTCCGTAGGAAACTCCAGATCGTGGCTTTCGCCTTTGCCGGGGTTGTACTGGTAGAGGCGAAGCACATCGGCGGATCTGGAGACGAACCGCTTGAGGTAGCTTGATATCTCATCGTCTTCCAGGATCTGCACTACGACATCGTCGCCCTGTCGGACCTTCTGATGAGGGTTCACCCACGCCGTCTCGCCGTGAAAGAAGCGTGGCTCGCCGGAGCGGCCGTCGACCTGCACGGCATACGCGCCCTCAACGCCCTCGAGGCCGGGCGGACAAAAAACCGTGGCGATATCCTGACCGTTCATAATGAACCGACCGTTGGCTCCGGCGGCAATGTGCCCTCGAAGCGGAATCGAAGCATCGCCGGGGAATTGCTGCCAGCGCGGCGGGAAGCTGGCGTTTGGTATCGGCTTGGCCGTGGGGGCGGGGGGCAGATCCTCTAACCAACGCGTCATTTGTTCGAAGCCAGGCGGCAATTCCCTAAAGAATCTCGCCATCGCCTCTATCTCTTGGAGAGATATCTGACGGCGCTTCTTAGGATCGTCGCTGTGCAGTTCTTTTGATCGCGTGATCTTGTCGTTGGACATACCCGTAGCTTCGGCGAGTTTCGAAGCCACGCCACGAGCCGCGAGTTTTTCTGCAAGCCATTGTTTCAGTTCATATTGTGGGTCACTCATGCGGCGATCTTCGCGGATTCCGCAAAAAACTCCATCGCGAAGATCGCAAATTAGTTATCGCGGTCCCATTGACAAATTGTCGCGATAATCGCAAATTTCGCAACATGAGCAAAAAACATCTCGAGCCTGCAAAATCCATCATCGGCAAAATCGGCATCGAAAAGGTGGCCGAAGTCACCGGCAAGCACGTGTCCCGGGTGTACCGCTGGATGTATCCGAAAGAGAAGGGTGGTACCGGCGGGTTGATCCCCCAGACAGACGCACCCGCGCTGCTGGCGTATGCAAAGTCGAAGAGGATACCGCTCAAGGCCGAAGAGTTCTTCCCAGCTCGGGAGAACGCACAATGACGTCCGACGCCCAGATCAGAGCCTTCATCGACCACATCCTTCGTTTGAAGGAAGAGCAGGACACGATCGGCGAGGATATCCGCGACATCTACGCGGAAGCCAAATCCATGGGGTTCGACACCGCCATGGGCAACGTCGTCGCTCATCTGCGCAAGGTCGCAAAGAAGGGCCATGACACCATCGCGGAGCAGGGCGCCATCTTCGATTTGTACCTGTGCGCCTACGAGGGCAAATCCCCTCATGCGCCCGCGCCCGCCCGCGTACGAGAAAACATTGAACAATTTGACCCGACCACGGGCGAGATCATCGAGGCGGATGTCAGCGCCAAGCTCGTCGAGACGATTGCTGCCGGCGTGCAGACGGAAGTCGGCCGCGCGGCTCTGATCGCGGCCGTCGACATCATGATCGCCCGTGAAGAGGAAGAGATCGCAACGAGCGCAGGAGGCGAAAGTGAAGAAGTAGCCATCAACGCCGTCGCAAGCGCGTCTGGCCCGGACGAAAAACGGGCAACCCATTCGCCTGAAGAGGCAACCGAGATGGACCGCGACGTGCTTCGAGGCGACGAGATCGCCCTTGCCGTGCCAGCGGAAAACGCCCGTAAGGCATTCCCGGAAACGGAAGACGGTAGCGTGAGCCATGCTGGGGCCGGTGAAAGCCCGGCAACCACTTCCATTGCCAAGCCGAAATGGCCCCTCCGGCCGAACTGCCGGAATCCGGAAGCTTGCGGCGGCTACGGCGACAAGCATTGCCATGGATGCACCGTCGCCATGCGCGANAAGTGAAGAAGTAGCCATCAACGCCGTCGCAAGCGCGTCTGGCCCGGACGAAAAACGGGCACCAAATTCGCCGGCAACGGCCGACGAGATGGACCGCGCCACGGAAAGCTCCCTTGAGACTGGAAGTGAGGCAGCGGAAAACGCCCGCAAGGCAGTCCCGGAAACGGAAGACGGTAGCGTGAGCCATGCTGGGGCCGGTGAAAGCCCGGCAACCACTNGCCGGAATCCGGAAGCTTGCGGCGGCTACGGCGACAAGCATTGCCATGGATGCACCGTCGCCATGCGCGAGATGGCGGAGGAAATCGCATGAGCGAGTATCTCCGCACATCAATGACAGAAGACGCAGCAGCGCAGCGCACCGTTGAGGGCAGGGTGAACCTTCCCCGGCTCCAGGTCCCGCGCGTCGAAGTCTCGGCTGCTGTCGCGGCCCTTGTCTCAAAAACCGAATTTCCGAAACGCTCTGACAGGAGGGCTGCATGACCTGGTCCATTTTTATCGCCTGCGTCGCCGTCGTTCTCTGGATGGCAGCTCTGACACTGGTCGTTCCCGGCTTCGTCGAGCGTGAGTTTCGCCGGAACGGCTACCGCAGAAAGGATTGAGCGCTTTCACCTCCTCCCGAGGCGCTCAACGCTGGTCCCGGTCATCCTCCTCCCGGCCGGGACCAGCAACTCTCAAGCGGATCCGCTTGTTCGCCAGTCTCATGACCACGGCTTGAACAGCTTCTCCGAGAGGGATTGCCGGTGACGACGAGGGCGCGTCACCGGCGGCAGGACCGGACGTTGCGGCGGTGGTCCTGCGGAAAGGAAAGACTTGGGAGGGACCGGCAGCCGTTGGCGCGGCGCCGTCCTCTCCATCGGTAAGGAAGTTCCTTGGCATCGGTGTCTCCTAAGCAAAGAGACACTCGCACGGGGACCCCGAAATGTACGGCAATAGAGTTTCCAAATCCGGAAAACGTGTTTCCGAGGCAAAGATGACAAGTGTGGCACTGAGTGAGGCAAAAGGTTGGTACGCCGCCCTAATGAACGCTGAGTTCAAGGGCCGGGGCGACCGCGAGAAGGCCGTTCGGGGAAGGCTGGCAGACAAGACCGGCATTCCCGAAAGCTACCTCTATCGACTGCAGTACAAGACACGTGAAATGAGCGATATTGCCGGATCAGCTTATCGGGCGCTGATGCTAGCATATATGGCCTATGAGGAAGTTTGCCAGAGAAACGAGGAAGCGGCGGCCAAGCATCGGGCCGAACGCCACGCACTGAGGAAAGCCCATGCGACTGCTGACAAGCGCTCTGATCAGAGCGTGGGAATGGGGGAGGCTTCAAAGTGAGAAGTTCCTCCCCTGGATGCGCCGGAAGCGGCCCCGCGAATGATGAGGCGGGCCTTCTCCGCGAGGAGATAGCCGAACTCGAAGCCCAGATCTTCCGCATCAAGAACAGCATGAACCGGGCCGACAACGGCGTGAAGCTGCAGAAACTCGCGGTGATCACTCGACTGCGTGACCGGTGCAAGAAGTCTCTGGCCGCCGTTGAAAAGAACGGGGCGGCAGCATGACGGTAGTCTCCTCGAAATACGCCCGTATCGAGAATGATCTGTACCAGACAGAGCCTTGGGCAACCGAGGCACTGATCCGTCACTTCCCCGTCACCGATATGAAGATCTGGGAGCCAGCAGCGGGCAACCACCTGATCGCTGACGTTTTGAAGGAAGCTGGTGCAACGGTCCACACCAGCGACATCGCGACATACGAGCGGCCGCAGGATCAATGGTTGGATTTTCTGGACGATCTACCGGTCACCTTCGGCGGCGACGGGATAATCACCAACCCGCCCTACGGCGTCCAGAACCGGACGGCGGTCAAGTTCGCTGAGAAGGCGCTCGAGAGATGCTCCGGCCTCGTTGCACTGCTGCTGACCGCCAAGTTCGATTCCGGCAGTACCCGGACGCACCTGTTCCGAGACAATCCCCGCTTTGCCGGGAAGATCGTCCTTATCGACCGCATCAGTCTCCTCTTGAACAATGAGAGCGGGACCGAAGATCACGCTTGGTACATCTGGACAGAGGCGCCGCGCCTGCCGCGCGTGCCTGTCCTGATTTATGCGGGGAGGGAAGCATGACCTTCCTCGAAGCCTACGCCAAGTATGGCCCCGACACGATGGCGATCGCCGAGGCCTTGGACATCAAGGAGCATGAGGCCGACCGTCTCATCAGTGCGCGGCTGAACGCCGACTATGCAGAGCGGCTTCACGCGCGCCGGGTCAAGAAGATCGCGTACGCCGGCAAGGAACCTTTCGTGTCGGAGTGGGCGAGATGATTTCTGATCGCATGTCCGCCGCCGAGTTCCGCGCTATCCAGAAGGCAGATCAGTCCGAGACGCCATCGAAGTACCGCAACAAGAAGACGACCGTCGACGGCATCAAGTTCGACAGCAAACGCGAGGCGCAATTCTANCGAGTTCCGCGCTATCCAGTAGGCAGATCAGTCCGAGACGCCATCGAAGTACCGCAACAAGAAGACGACCGTCGACGGCATCAAGTTCGACAGCAAACGCGAGGCGCAATTCTATTCCTCTCTGAAGCAGTTGGAGCGCGCTGGCCAGGTCTACGAGGTCGAGCTTCAGAGGCCGTATGCGCTCACGGTCAATGGGCAGCTGGTCTGCACCTACAGGGCGGATTTCGCCTTCTACAACGCGATCCAGAAGCGCAACCGCGTCGTCGACGTCAAGGGCGTTGCCACCAAGGACTTCAACATCAAGCGCAAGCTCATGCGGGCCATCTACGGAATCGACGTGGAGGTCATCCGCTGATGAGCATCAGTGCCGCCATCCGCCGCATGTTGGAAGCTGGTCTCACGATCGAGCAAGCCCTTGTGGCCGCCGAGGCTTTCGAAGCCGAGGCTGAAACTGTTCCGGCCGTCGATCGTGCCGCTGAGAAGCGGCGGGAGTGGGATCGCGAACGGAAGCGTAAACAGCGGAATTCCGCATTGTCCGGTGGAAGTCCGGTGGAAACAGGTGGACAGCAGGTGGACCCCGAGACCCTTTCCTCCCCGGAGGTTTCCCCCCACACCCCCCTTCCTAACCCCTCCAATCCTATACCCCCTTCGCCCCCCAAGGGGGGCTCTTCCCCCACGGCGGTCGACCAGGTCGTGACGGCATTTTCGGAAATGGCGCGCCAGTCCCGGCTTTCCGTGCCGAGGGCCGTCACGGCCTCTCGCCGTCGCTCGTTGCTGCTGCGGATCGAGGAACACGGCCTGCCGGCGGTTCTCGATGCCATCGAGCGCATCGGCCGCAGCCGGTTCTGCCGTGGCGAAAACGACCGCGGCTGGCGCGCTGACCTCGATTTCCTCTGCCAGCCTAAGAGCTTCGTCTCGATCCTCGAAGGCAAATACGACGACCGGCCGCAGCAATCGCAAGCACCGCCTCGTGAAAGCGAACACGCCCGCCATCAGCGGGAATGCCGAGAAGCCATCCAACGGAAACTGAACGGAAACGGACATGACGAATTTGCCAGCACCGGCCCAGCTTTCGACCTTGAACCGGGAGATTTCCGCGCTCACTGAGCGGCTATCACCGGTCCGCGAGGAAGCAGTTTTGCGCAGCCTCGAAGTTATGCAGGCAGCCGGGATGAGCATTCCCTCCGGTATTGACCCGAACAAGCTCGACGCGGTGTACGGCTACGCCCTCGAAGGCGTTCCGAACTGCGGCTTAGCGATCGCCACGCAGAAGCTGATCAAGGGCGACTATGCCGGCAACCCCGATATTCTTCTCGGCATGATCCCGAAGCCGCCGATCCTTGCCGCTCTGGCGAAGGCGGAATCTAGACTTGCCCGTGAAGATCTAGCGAGGAAACGGGAGATCGCCGCCACGCTCACCCACCAGCCGCCAGAGATCGACCGGTCTCCGGAGGTCATGGCCCGCGTCCGCGCCAGGTTGAACCAATTCAAGCAGGAGCATGCTGCGTCAAAGGCAGCCGCCGGCGGCATTGTGGTCCAAAAGTCCATGTCACCCGAGCGTGCCGAAGAGCTGGCGCGGATACTGGCATTGCCAGACGCGCACTCGGTCAGCGCCGAGCAGATGGCCTACCGCCGGAAGATCGAGATGGACCCCGACGCCGTCGAGCCGATCGACGAGGAGCGCGCGGCATGACCATCCAGCACCGCACCGTCGACATCGAGGCTGCTGCGAAGCTCTGGANGATGATCTCCCTGCCTCCCAGATCGCCAAGCGCTTTGGCGTCAGCCGCAACGTCATTGTCGGACTGGCATTCCGCAACCGCGGTCTCTTCCCGTGGCGCGGCGACTCTGGGAAGAAGTCTCGCGCACCCGGCCAAGCGAAGACGACGCGGCCTCGCAAGCTGGCGCCGGAACTGAAGCGGGAACCGGAGATCGCGGCGACTGCCTATGACGCTGAGCGGCTCCAATCCGCAAAGCCCCTCCACCATCTCTCGGCCCGCGAATGCTGCTGGCCCCTAAACACCGGCGGCCCGTACCTGTTCTGTGCGGCGGAAACAACGGGTCGCTACTGCCGAAAACACCATGCTCGGTCATTGCCGAAGAAGAACGAGGGAAAATCATGAGCAGATCACGTTGGTACGCAATTCGTACGGCCCCCGGGTATCAGCGCATGGCGGCCGTGGACGAGCGCCTCCCGGAGAGTCGGCGCATGGATCCATCATCGAGCGGAACTGCCGCAAGGACGGCTTCGACATCTTCATGCCGTCGTTTTACAAGGAGTTGAAGCACCATCGGACGAACGAGATCATCCAGAAGCGGTTTCCGTTCCTGGTCGGGTATGCCTTCGTGAACCTGCCGAGGTTGAACTTCGAGGAGCTCCGCCGCGTCGACGGTGTCGTGTGTTTCCTGCGCGGTGCCAACTATGGACCGCTCGAGTTTCCCGGCGCAACGATCGAGGCTCTGTATTTCGCCGAGCACGAGCGCCGGCAAGCCTTCCTCTACGAACAGCACTGCCGGAAGGAGAACGAGCGCCACGAGCAGATCCAGCACCTGCGCGGCCAACTTCGCAAGATCCTGCCTAAGGGAAGAAAAGCCCGCGTCTCAGTGGTCGACCAGGCGGAGAGGGCTATAGATTCTCTAAGCCCGCAGATCAAAGAGCGGGTGCAGAAAATTATCAGTCAACTGAATAGTCTCACGGCAGACGCGGAGGTTGAAAATCTTCGGCAAGCCGTATAGATTTCCTGCAGTGATTTGCGGTTGTTCAGTTGCGGACCTCACAGAGGGAATACTCGCCGGACCGCTGCCGAAACTTCACATTCGGCGCATAGGAGAAATGCGGCCAAAATTTACCTCTGCTGCGG